GAATTCGTCCGCGGCATCGAGTCCGCACCCGCCACCCGTGGCGTCAGCACGTCGCTGCACCCCAGCTCCTCCACGCGGGGCAGCAAGGGCGCAGCGGCCAAGATGCTGAAGGACAGCGCCGAGGTGCTGCGCGGTCTGGTCGAGCGCTACATGCCCGGCGACACGATCCACCTCGTCGCAGCTCCCAAGCTCGGCGGTGACGTGCACGTCCGCGGCACGGCCTGGACCACGGCCAAGAACTTCGTCATCGGACTGCGGGACGACCTGGACATCACGGCCGGCCGCACCCTGGTGCACGAGTTCGGCCACGTCCTCACGTTCCGCTACGGCAAGCTGCTCACCCGCAACGAGTGGGACAGCCTGCTCGGCGCGTATGACCGCTTCGTCAACGAGCCCGACGCTGTGGCCCGCGGCCTCCGCCGCTGGGCTCCTGGCGCCGGCAACCAGGGCCGGCTACAGGCTGGCACGGCCGCGGACATCGCGGACCCGTACACCGCCAACTTCGCCGAGTTCGCTGCAGAGCAGTTCGTGAAGTTCATGCAGAAGGACCCCGTGGGGCGCGGCCTGCCGGAGACGCTGAAGAAGGCGTTTCTGGACATGGTGAAGGTGCTGCACAAGCTGTTCATGGACGCGAAGCAGCGCAAGCTGCTGGACGCCGAGACAGCCTTCGAGGACTTCTTCCAGGGCATCCTGGACCGCCGCTTCGAGGGGCGCACCCCGCGCACCGCGGCCAACAAGGACATGGACCCCAACGCCCTGGGCACCGTCGAGCCGGACCTCCAGCTCGCCACGACGCCCAACGGGATGGACCCCTACGCCCAGCGCAAAGCGGTTGCAGCAGCGCGCGGTAGGACCACCGACACACGGCGTCAGGCGATCTATGACCGGGCCGCGGCCTTCATGCAGGGCCACCCGATCATGACCGAACGCCTGCGCACGCTGAACGCGCGCCTGGGCGGCGGGCTGTCGGCGGGGCTCCGCATGGCGGGCTCGAAGAACCCCGTGATCCAGTACCTGTCGAGCGCGCTGTCGGAGACGACCACGGGCGCGGCGGGGCGAGGCAACACGGCGGCCGTCCGCTGGAACATGACCATGAACAAGACCCTGGGCCGGCTCCTGCCGACCTACGAGTCCGCGTGGTCCCAGTGGGCGAACGAGCGCGGCGTCGGCATCGTGGACCGCATCGGCGTCAGCGCCCAGCGGGCCCAGTTCGACAACGAGGTGTACAGCGAGATGCTGCGGCGGAAGAACCGCGCGGCGGACCCGGCCACCACCAACACCGCGGTCGTCAAGGCAGCGGACGCCCTGGACGCGGCCAACCAGCGCGCGGTAGCGGAGGCCAAGGCCGCCAACATCGCGGGCTCGGCCAACCTCCCGGACGGCAGCACCGGCTACATCACGCAGGAGCTGGACGGTCGCAAGATCGTCGAGGCCGGCGAGCAGGGCCGCGAGTTCATCACGGCCAAGCTGGCGGAGCACTTCCAGCAGGTGTACGGCTTCAAGGAGGCCCGCGCCGCGCGAGCGGTGGCAGAGGTCTACGTGACCCGCACCGTCAACCGCGTGCACGGCACCGGCGACGTTCCGGTGGCCGCCCACGGCAGCGACCTGGGCGACATCCGGGCGGACCTCATCAACGCGATGGACGGAGTGACGGACCCTGCCCTCAAGCAGGCCATCTCCGACCACGCCGCGGGGATGAAGAACACCCGGCGCAAGCTGGACGTGCCGCTGGACGACCCCGAGGTTCGCGCCTTCTACAACACCGACGTGCTGGCCCTGGCGCGCGGCTACCACCACCGCATGGCTGCCGAGGTGTCCACCACCCTGGTGGGCCTGGGCGGCTTCAAGGGTGTGAAGGAGCTGCGCGAGACGGCCATGCGCTTCGGCCCGCCGGTGACGCGCGAGGAGATGATCGCCACGGATCAGGTGATCGCAGAGCTGTTCGGCCAACCCGTCCCGGGCGCCTTCAGCTCGGTCGCCAGCCAGAACGCACGCTCCCTGGTCAGCACCGTCCGCCTGGGCGGGATGATCTTCTCCCAGGCCGCCGAGACGATGAACGTCGCCTCGCACCTGGGGGTGGCGTCCGCCTGGAAGTTCCTGCCCAACCTGCCACGCATGGTCGCGGACATCCGCGGCAAGCGGGCCGGCCGTGAGGCGAGCAGCGGGTTCCTCCGCGGCGTCGAGCGGTGGGGCGGGGACGTGGGCATGCGCGACTACAACATCGAGCTGCCGATGGACGCGCCGGAGCAGAGCCTGCGCAGCTACACCAGCGAGCCCAGCATCGTCACCAGCATCGTGCGCCACGTCGGCCACGCGAGCCGCATCGTCAACTTCTACCGGGGCTTCACCGCGGCGCAGCATCGCTACGTCGCAGAGGAGCTGGTGAAGCACGTCGTCCAGGCCCACGTAGACGGCAAGGCCCTGAACCCGTACATGCGGGACATGGGCTTCACGGACGAGCTGGTGTCCCGCCTGGGCCCCGCGGTGGACATCGTGAACGGCCGCATCATGGGCTTCGACCCGGCGCGGCTGGCTGACTGGAAGGACGCAGAGACGTTCGTGCAGTCGATGCACCGCGGCGTGAGCCAGATGATCCAGGGCAACTTCGTCGGCGAGAACAACGCCTGGGCCCACAACGACGCGATCAAGATTCTCACGCAGTTCCGCACCTTCAGCATCACGGGTGTGGAGAAGCAGTGGGGTCGGCAGCGCGCCGTGGCCGCGGCTGACGGAGGCATGCTGGACGGGTACGCCCGAGTCAGCGGCCTCCTGCTCGCCCAGCTCGCGGTGGGCTCCATGATCTACGCCCTCAAGACCGAGGTGCAGAGCGTGGGCCTGTCCGAGAAGGAGCGCAAGAAGAAGCTCGACGCGGCGTTCAAGCCGGCTGCCATCGCTGCCGGCGCGCTGAACATGGCGACGCTGGGCGGCTACACCGGCGACGCCCTCACGGCCCTCATGGGGCTGCAGGGCTACCTGCCGGGTGAGACGGCGCCCCGCGGCGGCCGAGGCGGAGACGCCACCGAGTCCGTGCCCCTCGTGGGCTACGGCGCCCAGGTGAGCGCGACCGTCCAGAACCCCAGCGCGCGGGGCCTCGCCAAGCTGCTCCCGATGAGCAACTCGCCCCTGGTCCTCCCGGCCATCAACCTCCTACCAGCGGAGAAGCTGAACAGCAAGTAGACGGGGCCCGCGCAAGCGGGCTCCTATACTGCAAAATCCACCCACCCTCTCACCCTCACGCATCATGCCCGACAAGACCTCATTCTACCCGCTCGTCGCGGGGGCCGGCCAAGTGTCAGCCAAGTTTCTCGGGCTCTCCGTACCTGACTGGGTGGGGATTGCCACCATCGCCTACCTCACCGTCATGGCGGGGCTGGCCGTTCTCAAGTACCTGAAGGACCGCAATGGCCGCAAGTGAAACAGACGGCGCCGATCTGCACAAGGAGTTCTGCACGTTCCTCCTGGAGCGCCTGCGGGAGAAGGACGACGCCGGCAAGCCGCTGTGCTCCGCCTCCTGGGGCAACGTGATCCGCACCTTCCTCAAGGACAACAGCATCGTCACGGTGCCGGACGACGACGCGCAGACGCCCCTGGGCGAGCTGAGCAAGGCGTTCACGAACAGCCGACCGCCCCGCGGCGGTGGCCTGAACCCGGCCCTCGACCTCGACCCTGACGAGGTGCACTGATGGCCCGCGAAGACGCAAAGGCCGCCCTCGGGCGCGCGAAGCGCCTTCGTGAGCTGCAGGCCCAGTACCCCTCCTTCGTGCCCTTCCTCCGGGACGGCATGACCTTCCTGGGCTTCTCCACCTCGGAGATTCAGGAGGACATCGGCCTGTACATGGAACAGGGCCCTGACGACCTCATGGTCCAGGCCCAGCGGGGCGAGGCCAAGACCACCATCGCGGCGTTCTACGCCATCTGGTGCCTGATCCACGCCCCCAAGTTCCGCATCTTGATCGTCTCCGCAGGCGGCAAGATGGCGAACGAGATTTCGACCCTCATCACGCGCGTCATGCTGGCGTGGGACAAGCTGGAGCCGCTGCGCCCTGACCGGAGCGCGGGCGACCGCACCTCGACGGAAGCGTTCGACGTGCACCACAGCTTGAAGGGCACCGACAAGTCGCCCAGCATCTCCTGCTGCGGCATCACCGCACAGCTCCCCGGCAAACGCGCCGACTTGCTGCTGTGCGACGACGTGGAGTCACCGAAGAACTCGATGACCGCCGGCAACCGCGAGCTGCTGCTCCACCTGACCCTGGAGTTCTCCTCCATCGTCGTGGACGCCATGATCGACGGCGAGCGCTGCCCCGGCCGGACCATCTGGCTGGGCACGCCCCAGACCGGCGAGTCCATCTACAACACCCTGCCGGGCCGCGGCGTTGCCGTGCGTATCTGGCCGGGCCGCTACCCGACGACCGAGCAGTTGCCCCTCTACGGCGACATGCTGGCACCGATCATCCGGCGCAAGCTGGAAGCCGACCCGTCGCTGCAGACGGGCGCAGGCCCCGCACTCGACCAAGGACACGCCACTGACCCGCTGATGCGGTCGGAGGAGGCCCTGGTCAACCGCGAGCTGCGCCAAGGCAGCGCGATGTTCCAGCTCCAGTTCATGCTGAACACCCGGCTGCTGGATGCCGACCGCTACCCGCTCAAGACCGAGAACCTGATCTGCCTGCGCCTGGGCGTGGACAAGCAGGTGCCGATGGTCGTGGCCGCCGAGTACGACCCCACCAAGCTGATCGCCCGTTCCAACGGGTCCTTCAGCTTCAAGGTCAGCCGGCCCGGCCACATCAGCGCCGAGGTGCACAAGCTGCCCAACCTCGCACTGTACATCGACCCGGCCGGCGGCGGCGCCAACCGAGACGAGACGGCCTTCGCCCTGGGCGGGGTCCTCGGCTCGACGGTGTTCGCAATGGCTGTCGGCGGGTTCGCCGGCGGCTACGGCAAGGAGTCCCTCACCGGGCTCGCCACGCTGGCCGCCCACTGGGGCGTGCAGACGGTCATCATCGAGAAGAACTTTGGACACGGCGCCTTCCGCGAGGTGTTCAGCCCCCTGTTGCTGCAAGCAGCCCCAGGCGTGGCGATCCTCGACGATCAGGTCGGCAGCACCCAGAAGGAGCTGCGGATCATCCAGGTGCTGGAGCCGATCATGGCGCGACGGAGCCTCGTGCTCAACAGCGACATGCTCGACGAGGAGTGGGCCACCGCCCAGAAGTACGGCCAGCGCGAAGGCCTGACGTACAGCCTCCTGTTCCAGCTCGCCCGGATCACCCGCGAGAAGGGCGCCCTGGTCCACGACGACCGGGCCGACGCCCTGGCCGGCCTGTGCAACTTCTTCAAGAAGCAGCTCATGGTGGACAGCGACAAGGTGCTGAAGATCGCCCAGAAGCAAGCGTACCTCGACATGGTGCGTGACCCGCTCGGGTACAACCGCTACAAGAAGCGCTCCAGCATGCGGGGCCCTTCCCTCGGGAGACGCCGATGATCCGCGTGAAGCAGGTGTCGCACAGACATCCGCTGCTCGCCGAGCTGCAGGCCGAGTGCCTGCCCGGCGATGACCCCTACCAGCCGCGCGCTGGCGACCTCTGGTACATCGCCTTCGTGGACGGTGTGCCGGCGGGCTTCGCCGCCGCTCGTGAGACTGCCAGCGCCCCAGGCTGCTGGTTCCTGGCGCGAGCCGGGGTCGTCCCCGCGTTCCGCGGCGCCGGCCTCCAGGTGCGCCTGATCCGGGCCCGCATGCGCGGCCTTGCAGCTCGCGGCGGACAGCTCGCCTACACGTACACGCTGGTGAACAACCCCGCCAGCGCCCGTTCCCTCATCACCGCCGGCTTCAGGCCCTACACGCCCCAGTGGCGGTGGGTCGGAGACGGGGTGAACTACTGGATGAAGCGATGCTCCCCAACGAACTCTCCTCGCCCGGCATGATCCCCGGCGCCAACCGCCTCCTCGCCGAGGTGACGCGCGCCGTCGATTACGCTCGTCAGGTGCAGCGCCACTCCCCCGAGTCGAGCACGCCCGCTGACCTCCGCAACTTTCTGCGCCAAGCCGCGCTCCTGCTGTCGCCCTCGAAGGCGCCGGCCAAGAAGGACTGACCATGACGATCACCTCCAGCTTCCACCGCCTGCGCCACTTCGGCACGGGTGAAGCCCTCCGCTCCGCTGTCGCCCGTTCGGTCGACGAGCTGAACCAGAAGCCGGCCGCCAGCGCCGCCGACCAAGCCAACGACCTGTACCACCTCGGTGTGCAGATGCAGGCCGCGGCCGTCGCCAAGAACGCCTCCGCTGCTGCGCAAGTCGCAGCCGCGCCGGCCATCGCCAGCATCACGCAAGCCGTGGGCGCGAACGTCATCACCGTCGTGTTCTCGGGCGCTGACCTGGGTGGCTACTCGACGCCGGCTCAGTGGGCGACGGTCCCGGCCCGCACGATCACCCGTGTGGATCAGGTCGCCGAGCGCACGCTGCAGATCACGTACAGCGGCGTCTCGCTGGCGAACGGCAACACGCTGGCCTTCGACGCGCCGGTCACGCCGACGCTCAAGTCGTTCTACGGCGTGCCCGTGGCCGACGCGGCTGCCGCTGCCATCACGGTCGCCTAATGGAGCCGGGGGTCCTCAAGCGACTCGCCGCCGCTGCCGCCCTCGTGGTGTCAGCGGCGGGCGTCGGACTCGTGCAGGACTTCGAGGTTAGCCCCGGTGCGCCGGTGCCCCTCAAGGCCTACGACGACGGCGTTGGCGTGTGGACCCTGTGCTGGGGCCACACGGCCCGCATCACAAAGAGCAGCACCGCCACCCCGGCGGACTGCGACCGCTACCTGCGGGAAGACCTGGGCGTTGCCGAGGCTGCCATCCGGCGGCACGTCAAGGCCCCGATCAGCCAGCCCATCTACGACGCCCTCGTCTCCTGGACCCTGAACCTCGGCTCCGGCAACCTCGCCTCCTCCACCATGCTGCGTCGCTTCAATGCCGGCCAGTACGCTGCAGGCTGCGCTGAGATGCTGAAGTGGGACAGGGCCGGGGGCAAGGTGCTCAAGGGGCTGACCCGCCGGCGACAAGCCGAATACGCAATGTGCATGACAGGAGTGCCCTGATGTCCGCGACCTTCAATGCCAAGCCTCTTGCCTCGCAAGCTGGCAGGCAACACGTCAGCCGCCCGGCTGCCGCATCCGCGGGCGGGGCTTCCCCCTCTGGTGATGTCAGTGCCGCCGCCGCGATCAACGCGCACGAGGCCGCCGCCGATCCTCACCCCCAATACGAGACGGCCCCCGAGGTCATCGCCAAGATCGACGCGCACAGCGCGGCCACCGATCCGCACGCCGACCGTGCCTTCGCCACCGCGGCTGACGCAGCCCACGTGGCCGCCGTCGATCCGCACGGTGACAGGGCCTTCGCCACCGCCTTGATGGCGACCCACAACAGCACGGCCGACGTGCACCAGATCAGCGATGTCGCTGGTCTGCAGAACGAGCTGGACCTCGCGCCCTTCGAGAGCACGGGCACGGTCACGGGCTTCGCCCTGTCGATCTTCAGCTCCACCCAGGTCGCCATCGGCGCGGGCACCGCGATCTTCGTGGCGTTCACCCCGGACCCGGCTGCGCCGGTCCAGACCAAGGTGGTCTACCCGGGCGCCAACGTGACCATCACCGGCATCGCCGGGCAGATCGTCACGTACCTGGGCATCAACGCCAGCGGCACCATCGTGCAGCAGGCCACGCCGTTCACCCCACTCCAGCGCCGCAGCATTGCCACGCTGGGCACCGCGGTGCACGTCAACCTGACCTCGCTCAACGCGGTGGTCGCCCGGATCGCCTCGCTGCACGCCACCGGCAACCAGCTCCACGATCTGCTCGACGCCATCGGCTCGCTGAACACCGCGGGCAACGTCTACGGCCCGAACGGGGCCAACCTGAACCTGAACCGCAGCAGCGGCAACGTGTTCAAGTTCGGCGTCAACAACAACTACGATGACCCCCACAACCTGCTGATCGCGGGCATGACGGCGGGCTCGTTCTTCTACCACACCAGCACGGGCACCATCGTCGGGCCGGTGAGCACGATCAACGTCACCCAGTACGAGAGCGCCCCAGGCGTCCTCAGTACGGTGTCGAACAACCGCTTCAGCATCCAGCGCATCTACCTGTTCACCACGGGTGTGACGCGCATCCAGTACGGAACCGCCGAGTACCAGACGATGGAGGACGCGGAGGCGGCGCTGCAGACCGAGGCCTTCACGGCTGAGCCCACCGCGGCTGCCGAGGGCATCCTCCGGGCGCACATGATCGTCAAGAAGAACGCCACCGCCGCGAACAACGCGGCGGATGTCAAG